CCAGATTATTGATATTGTTCAATTCATTCTGGTGATCAACATCAATTGCACTAGTTACATCCAGTTTTACCGGTGCTCCCAGCTTATACGTTAGTTCTGACTCAATGGGCCGGATATACATTGTCAAAGCATTCTGGTAGAGTGACCGGATCATTTCAATTGATGATTGCTGATCACCTTGTCCATTGAGGTAGCTATCCGGGATCCCAAACGCCTTGGCAATTTGTGTCTGGGCGAAGGTCGTATCGTCCAGTAGCTTGGCTACGTTGGGAGAAACATCCAAAGTGGATAACTTGGCCCCAGCATCCATTACCATCAAGCGACCAGCGTTGGCACCCGTGTTTGCCTTCTCAAAAGCTTGACGGATCTTCTCTTTATCCTCTGGATCAGTGATGGCATTAGGAGTCTCATAGACGTTTGTCGGGGCGAGAGCATGGATCAGGCTAGCAAGTGTTAACTTCTTAGAATTGTTTTGAATTCCTAGTTCCTGGGCCAATGATATTAGCGGACTAACGCCGGTATATTGTTCTGCATCGCTCCCAGGCGCAACCAGTTTGAAGTGCAATATATCCGCACTAGGATAAGTCTTGTCTTCGCGTTCGTCCTGAAAGTGAACCTTGTACGTGATATCTTCCGCATTATCAAGCAACGTTAATTCCACATCATCGGTTGGTATTCGCTCTAGCCAGGAGGCTTTATTGTTATTGTCACGATGAATGATGACATAGGCATTTCCATGAAGCAGGAGCTGAATCATTACTCCTTGCCAGCCCGCATAGGGGTTCATCAGCTTAAACGGGTTGTTTAATAGTGTTTGATATTGCTGACCGTTAAAAGAACAACTCGCAATATCAGAACTGATCCGGAAGACAATGGCAAAGACATCACTGTTCTTAAATGCTTTATCCGCATCAATAACCTGGCTGGTTACAATTTTATTCCCGTTAAACACTAACAGCGGGCTTGCACCATTCGGCAAGGTCCGCTGTCGTAGTATTCTCAATGGGTTAATCATCGCTTATCACCAGCCATTTCCTTCAAGGCGTCGTTGCAAACATAGTAAACAACCACGCCACCGACAATCAGACCAAACCATTTGGCCAAGAGCCAACAGCCATATACAGCAACACCCAGTGCAATATACCCAAGTGCTGCAATCACAAATACCATTGCTGCAGCGCAGATCGTTCCAATTTTCTTCATCACGTGAATCACTCCTAAAATGTAAAATTATTCCAATACTCTTTCCGTTCGCGCGGTGTCATGTTAGCGAATGGATCTTTTTGATTCTTGTCGAGATTGACATCATCAAAATCATATTGAGCACGGAAGAAGGCATCAATTGTCGCATCGACGATATCAATTTTGGCCGTGCGACTATCCTTATCGACCTTTACTCCGTTGTTATCGTTTAGTAGCACAGCATTGCTGAAACTGTACTTCAGAAGCGGATCATCAAGCCAGCGAATCTGGTCCGAAGCAATAGCACGTCGAAAAGCCAGTGTTGGCTTGTTCAGCGTTAATGATCCCTGGCGGACTGGAATAGTCAGCCAATCGGTCTTCTGATCGATCCACATAGTAACTGGTTCATCAGCATGCCAGGCATCGAAGCAGAACGCTTTAACGGATAAATGGTGCTGTTCCACAAAATCAAGGATGTAGCTAAACACAACCCCATCGTCAATAAAGCCATAGGCATCCTGGGTAATATCGCAGAAGCCTAGCCGCTCTGCATTGCGATAATTAATACCATCCTGCTTCTCTTTCAGGTCAATGGACCCTTGGGCAAATGCTAACGGAATAAAGCTATGCTGCAGGATATACCACTTGCCAACCCCACCTTCCATATAAGGAAAGGCGAAGCTTACCGCCGTATCATCGGCATATTGCGACTTATCGAAGCCAATTGTTACCTCATGGCCATCAATGTTAAATGGCGCCTGCTCAACAACTGACTTCTCAATATCATTAAGGGTCAGATACGTATTGGACTTCGTTTTAAGCCAGATGTTCATGTTCTTATTCTGGAATTCCTGAATATTGCCGGCTGCCATGTGAGTATTCCGCTCATTAATCAAGGAACGAATCATCTGTTCCTTTTTCTCCTTGCTCAATGTAATCAGAGGGTTCGACTTCTCCCAGGTATCCGGCTGCTCGGTCTCTTTCACTGAGTCTTGCTCCCAGACCATGCAAAGATAATTATCAAGTGAGCGGCTGGTATCATCCCTCATGACGCGCTCAAGCATTCGCTCATCCTTGTAGAAGTAAGAGGTCGGGTTAGGATAAGCAGTCGAGATCTGAAACATCGAACCACCTGTCTGCATCATCCCCGAAGAGACCTGGCCGACATTCCGTGCAATCTGAGCAATTGCCGCTGGGCTTCCCTTGGCACCGTCTGAACCTGATTCGTCCAGAACCGCCATAACGAAGTGACGACTATCGAACCGACCTGATTCATGACTAAGCCGAAGAATTACGTTCTGCGGTATCTTGCTGATGATCTGGTCATTCTGAACATGGGTATCCAGTTGCTTAAAAAGCTTATGGAACGCTGGCATCGTGGAGAAGTGGTCCATTGTGGTCTTGAGATAAGAGAACCCCTTCTTTGATTGACTGGTTACCGGCGCGATATACGCCATATCTTGGTTAGTCTTGCCGGATGATTCGATGATAAAAGAATAGGTCAGAATAATTGCTGAAAGATACGTTTTACCATTGGTCCGCGCAACAGAGACAATTACTCGGTCATACCGCTTGTTATCCAGATTGTCCCGCCAGCCAAACATTAAGGCTAGGATGGCTTTTTGCCACAGCATTAACGGAACCGGCTTGCCAGTATCAACATCAGGAACAATCTTGGCAAAGTTCAGGATAATCTTGACGTGTTTTAAGTCGTAAACATACTTGAAGGAACTATCCTCATCAATTCGCCGCAAGTCTTGAAGTTGTCGAAATGCAGCAAGCTTCAGCATGGTTGACGTTTGGAATTTACCCTCCAGAACGTCAAAGCAATACTTGGTCCCAGGATCCGGATACTTCTTTTTAATTTTCTGATAGTGGCCAGCCTTCTTTTCTGCTTGATAGGCACTCAGAAGATCTTTAACGACATCTTCAGAGCCATTAAAATCGTATGCTTTCACGTTACTCATCATCCCCGTTGATTACTTTAGCAATGTCAGCCATCACGTCGCCGCTATCGTCGTCATCCCCAAGGTTGAGCAAGGTAACCCGTGATTGAGGCGTTAACCCTAATTCTGCACTCAATTGCTTAATCTTGGCCGTCGAATCACTCAAGGTTGTAACTGCTGGGTTCTTCTTATACCCGACAAAACAATGCGGATCAATTATGTCACCGTTGGGAGAAATAATTGGCTTATAAATTGCTGACTGAATACCGTGCTTCCGAATTTCCTTGTAGGCTTGGCGAAAAATATCAACCTGAACGCATAAGGAAGCAACAACCGTTAAATCAGGTTGCTTGACAATCTCGGATTTTAGCAAGGCAGGTAAGATTGCCCGATAGGCATTCTTGGCAATTTTTGAAAGATACCAAGGCGGATCCTTCTGCAAGGACTCCCAAGTATCGGTACTTTCCTTCAGCTTCTTGGTCCGCTCACGTTGATACTTTTCATCAGTCGGGTCATCAGTAATCTTGTTTTTCCGTGCCATATTATTCCTCCTTTCCTAAGAGTGTGCTTGCTCGTGACCATTCCTGACTTCAGCAGCAGAATGGTGAACTTTTCTGCCGCTTGATACCCCCCTACCCCAAAAGATGAAATATCTCGGATTTTCAAGCAAGTGCATTGTTCTATGTGATGCGCTCATTTTGGTTCCTAGGGGGCGGGGGTATTGTTTTTAATTTCTTCAAAATTATTTCGTGGTCAAAAAATATTGTTCGCTTTCTCAGATTAATCATTCTTTATCGACTCGTTTAGCCAACGCTTCCACGTTTTTTTGCTGATATGCCGCAGCTTATTGATACCACTTGGTTTGGCTTCGATAGCTTGCTCAATCTGCGTCTTGCGGTTGTGCTGACGTCGGCTCAGTAGCCAAAGGTTATCTGCATTATAAGGATCGCGACAGTAACGGCGCGGAATGATATGGTCCACAATATAATCATGGTCACTCAATGCTCTACCAGTTGATCCGTCAATCATCAGGTCTCGACGTTTAACATAGTCACGAACCTTAGTCCATTGTGGTGAATGGTAGAACTTATTAGCAATAGGATCACGATCATACTTGTTGTACTCACGTTGCCATTGCTTATGATATTGCTTGTATTGATCTGTCTGATGATACTTAGCAAGGCGCTTAAGCTGTTCCTGCTTATGTAATTGCTCGTGCTTACTGCACCAGTCATGGCCAGGTTTACAAAGTACATGGCATCCCCGTTGATAGCATTCATGAGTACGCAATATCATTCTCTCCTTTTGGTTAATGATCTCTGCTGCAGTAGAGGCGCTTGGCTCGCAAGAGGCAAGCGCCTCCTTGGGGTCGGCTTACTTCTTGACCTCAATTAAAATAAGTAATAAGATTAATAGAGTAAAGTTTAATGAATTCATGGGAATCACCTCCTCACAATTTACTTGGGAGGTGATTCCCATTTTTTGTTGCCTAGCCGACCCCAAATAGTTTTATGGGGATGCTTTTATGTTGTGTGCAAAATAAAAGACGGTAGCCAGTTGCTATCGTCTTAATCATTTAATCTTTTATGTATTAATTCTTCTAATTCTTTCAAGTCGTCATCAGTAGCCAAATCACGAATAAACTTACGAGCATATGAACGATAACGATATATCCGGTTCTTATCTTTGTTCTTATCGTCCCACTTCTTCTTTGCTCTTTGTTGTGCTTCACTCACCATAATATCGACCTTCTAACATTAATATGGTATACTGTATATGCAAAAGGACAAGAGCTGCTACCTCTCGTCCCTTTGCGATCCGGAAAAACGAGTTTGCTGGCTAACCGCTATTTGCGATTAGCTTTTTTTATTATCGCATATGCAATTGCAAAGTTGATACTTGCAACTGATATTGCTACGAGAGCATTAACGATAACTGCGTCCTCATGTTTCCAGATAAACTCTTTCATCCATTGAACTCGCCTCCATCCGGATAGAAAGGCTGTCGCCGGATCGCTGTAGCTTATTGATAAGGTCGCGACTCCCTATCTCATCTACATCTATCATTATACCTTGTTAACATATAAAGAGCAATGGTAAATCAAATCTTTTTGAATATAAATTTAGCCGGCAAGCGTTGACCTGTCGGCTTTTTATTTGTGCTTCACGTACTTTAATGGATCACCAATATTCTCACCCATTGCGATTCTAGTTGCCTCATCATCCATTGAATTAAATGCTTTCCGATACTTCTTTTCAAAAATATCCTTTCCCTCTTCAATGCATTGCTTGTCTTGCTGCAACTGCTCTCTAGTTATTATTAATGAATTTAATAATACTTTTCGCCAATACTTTCTTACCTTTTCTTTATCATTACACTTCTCCAATTCATAATCAAACTTTCTAACATCACTCTCTAGCTTATAAAGAACCTCTCTAAGGTCTTTCAAGTATGTCTGAAAGTTAAGCATTGAATATGAAGGAAGTTGATCCAATTTCATAGAATTAACTAATTTTAGATTACTTCTTAAACTTTCAAGTTGAAAAGTTAATTGATCTTTATCAAAAGAGATCCCGTCGACATGCTCAACTTTATGTATTAACAGATTTATATCATACAACGCTAATAATATTGAATTAGAGATAACAACGTCTGTTTGCTTTGAATACTTTTTAGCAAAATTACGTTGAGCTATCCAAGTAGCAATAGAAAGTATTAAAGCTATTACTGAAATAATTATCGGTATCACCTTATCCCAATGAGATATAAAGAATTCAAATATAATCTTCATATATAAATCACCCATCTAAAATAATACAAAAACCTAGCTGTATTAGCTAGATCTTGCAAGGTGATTTATATATAGTTTAACGTCATCCTGGACAAAAACTTAGTAGGGCTTTGCACCCATACAGCCTTGAAGCCTAAGTATAATCAGGACCACACAATATCGCACCCGGTCGTAGTTTTCCGCCTACTCCTGTAACAGTATTGCTGTCCATTCATACGGTAATCCTTTAGCCGCTGAGTTAGATTACGTACTCTTCTGCTGATCACAGCACGGTTGCTACGAGACTATCAGAGTAGCATGTAAATTTAATGATCTAAGGAGATCTTTAAGACGTACAAGCCAAATTAATCGTTACCGTAAAACTTGTAAATGATAGTCTCAACGTGGATTATGGGGCTCAGACCCATCAGTCAGTCAAACATCTGATCCACACTCAAGCTTAGCAAGAGATCCCGTGTGGTATTAAGCATAGAAATCTCTTTCCCTAAAGCCAGAATCCTAAATTTGAGTAGTTAAAGGCTTACTCAGGCACAATTGGGGGTCACAAGGCTACATCGCTAACCTTCCGACAATATCATTTTCGCACTTAAAAACGGGCTCGAAGTTCACTCATAGTTCACTGTTTGTTCACTCGTTGTTCACTTTTTTCGTCCTTGTATGCATGAAGGTCCTCTAGTAAGTCAGCATCCCCGAGCAAACTAGTATATCTTTCCAGCGTATCCGCAAACTCACTACAAGCAATTTTCAAGTAATGATAGTAGCGTGTTTTCTCATAACCAATCTGATTAGCTACTTCCCAATCTTTTTTATTCTGAATAAACTTAGCAATTAATATTCGCCTACTTCTAAGACTGCATGCGTTGAGTGCTTGGGCGATTGTCTCAACTAGAAGATGGTAATTAGCAACTTTAACCATTTGATTCTCCATCGAATTACCAGTGGCAGTTGCTCTTGGCATTCCGTCAATCTGTGGGGATGTTAGCTTGATTCCTCCACCTGCTAAGCGACATAAGCGTGCATATTCGTCTTTGAAGAAGTAGCGAACATTGTCAGTAGTTACGTCAACATCTAATTCTTTCAAAATCCCCACTTTTAGCACTCTCCCCGTTTTGTTATAATAGAGTTGATTGTTATTTAGGAAGGCGTGCCATTCGTGGTGCGCTTTTTTATTTATCATTGATGTGCAGATAAAACTAAAACGATAATTAATGACACTATGGAAAATATTAATGTAAAGTATTGAAAGCTCACTACTTCTCACCTCTTAAATCAATAATTCTAGCGCCTAGACATTCAAAAACTAGACTCTTTGCTTTACCAATCATGCTTAATCTCCAACTTATACGGCTTATATTTATTTAATTCTGCTGTCTGTTTTGCATGTTCTTCAGCATGCTGTTTCATTCGTCGACGTTTCTTTTTTATTGCT